AATGTATTATCGTTTGTGTATCTCAAAGTATCTCCGCTGTCAAAAATAATAGTCACTACGTTTCCAACTTTCTGGACAATGTTGCAAGTTGTTCTACCTTGTCCTGTCGCTTCTGAATGAACGTAAAGTTTTGCTTGTTGCACTTTGTATAAATTTTCCAATTTATCTAGGATTGGCTTATTACTTATTGCCCTAAATTTAGAGCCATCATTATAAGTTAAACTATTATTTACTATGCACTCATAATAATACTTGAGTGCTTTATCATAATAAAACTTCCCAGTGATTTTTGCTCCTGTGTCCTGAATATTTCCTCCGTATTCAAGCCCTATAATTTCTGCAAGTCTTTTCCCTTCAAGTGCTGTATCCGCCTCTGTTCCTAATACATTTCCAGCATTCAAATAAAAAGCATTTTGATTGTAAGTAATAAAGTAATATCCTTTTGTTCTTAAACTTCCTTTTTTTACTGTTTCATTAGCTCCATTTTTTACCAAATATAATGGATATTCTGAGTCATTAATATTTATTACTGAATTGTTGTACTGATTTTCATTATCAATTTGTAATAACAATTTCAATCCATCAAACAGTCCAAACTCTTTTAATCCATTTACAGACACTGTATATATGTCTTTATCTGTTCCAGTTGTTCTGACTGTTTCAACAAAAGGAATTAATCCTTTTTGAAAGTTATTCAGAATATCAGATGTAAGAGTCGTTCCAATCTGTGTTGCAGTTTGTTCCCCTTGCCATTTATGTCTTACAAGTCCAGCACCTACATCATCGGCTTTTTCTACTTTGTATACATCCAAGTTAGCTCCAAGCCAATCTTTTATCTTTTTAAACATTATCTTACCCCCTCTTGTGTTATTAAGTTTATTCTTGCTAAATTTGTTTCATAGTTCTTTATCTGGGATATTTCATCATAAAAACTGTCAGTTATATGCAATATCCTTTTTATTCCAACAAAAGCACCATTACAAATATAATTTGCGGTCTGTACTTTATATTTAAAATCTATTGTTAGTTCAACACCTTTTGCTCTTATATCAAGTAAAGTATTTTTTATACTGTTTCTTAAATAACTTGGAAGTCTTTTATTCAGGATTAGATATAAAGTTCCCCCTTTTGTTTCAAAATTTTCTTTGATTAAATTGTTACTCCCAAAACTTCCTTTAAAAACACTTAAACCTTGTATATTATGGCTCCCAGTAGTTTTTCTTATTCCTTCTTCAAATACAAATATATTCTGTTCAAGATCTTCTACTATGATTTTCAATACATTCAGTAAAGTTTCAAAAGTAGCATTTTTAGTCTGTGAAGCAAGTTCAGCTAATATTCTTTGCCTATAGATGTTATCATTTTCTCTGTTTTTTCTTTTCAGATTAAAAGTATTTCCAAATTTATCTAAAACATAACCTTTCGCCTTTGAAATATCCAAACTTTCAAGTAATTCATACAAACTTTGATTTGCCTGTCTTATTTCCTCAAGATATATTTCAAGTAGAAAATAGTTATTGCTTTCACTATCCCTGCGATACACATGTGGAAATCTACTTATGACTTTATCCGTGTATTCTTTACTGTCCTTATACATAAAGCACCTCTATATTATCTTCATTTATTTGGAATTTTTGCCCTATCGGTATAGGAAATACCTTATCAAAATTATATTCAGCAACATTTGAGCTTTCCGTTCCCATTTTTAGACTTATTTCCCTTAAGTCATCAATACCCAAAATTTCCGAATATACCTTTACATAAGAAATCCCTTCTCCACTTTTTAAATTATTTATATACTTCAGTATTTCTTGTTTTATTAATGGTGTCCAACGATTATCTTTTTCATCTTCATTTTTAACTTTTTTTACTTCAACTTTTATTCTGAATCCGTTGTATTTAATCAGGTTATAAATTATTTTTCTTTTGAAAGAATCCCTTTTAAGCTCCTTTTCCATTGATTGAGCATTATCGTCTTTTAAAGTTAGAATTCCATCAGCTTTCAAATCCAATATTGTTTCAAAAATATTGTCATTTGGTGTTCCATCAATAAAAATTTTTATTGTCCCAGGATCAGTTGAAGGATTTGTTTCAGGGTCTAAAATTATACAATCCTTAACATTTTCCAATGACATAAATCCATTGTATAAAGCTTCATGTATGGCGGTTTTCTTCGTTGTCTGTTGTTTTTTCAGCCTTGGTCTATATATACTGTCAGGTTCACTGTTTTCTCCGCCTGTTATATCTGTATCACTTGTTATCTTTTTTATTCCCTGATAATCAAATTCAAATTCAACATCTGTTAAAATATTATATTCACTTCCAAGATTTATTGCCTGTATAAATGCTATCTTTGAATAATCTCCTGTTGTTTCTAAAGTATCTAAAACCACATTATTAAGGATTACATACTCTTTTTCTGCATATTTTATTACTGTCTGTGAAGGAATAGCTAGATTCTGATTTCCTATTATCTTTACCTGTCCCGTCGCATAACTTCCTGTTCTTCTTGGAGTTCTTAATAAAGTTCCAAAATAGTCTAAATATACTCCAGTTGCAGTATCTATATTCATTTGATTATTTAATCCCAATAAGTTTTCCCATACTTCTTTTAACTCATATGCTATTGCTTCAGAATGGATCCCTTCAGGAGTATTAAAATCTAACACATAATTATTATCTTGAAGTCTGACTCTGTATCTGCCTTGAATATCATTTGATATACTCTGAAAATCCTTTATTTTGAAGCCTTCTTCTGTTACTCCAAACATCAATTAACCCTCCCTTTTTAAAAATTCAAAATTTCCCCTGTTTTTAGAAGTATTTCAACCTCAAAAGTGTAATTTCCTGTTGAATTTACAAAATTACTTTTAAACTTTAATATTGAATCCACATCCTTATCAGATAAAATTGTTTCTCTTATTTGAGATTCAATATTAAATTTCTGTAACATTTCCCCTATCTGTCCTACATTTTCTGCTCTTTTTATCCAATAAAGTCCTTCATTTTTATGCAAAAACCACTCCTCAGAAAATAATCTGAGTTTGTTTTCTAACCTTAACCGAATTTTTTCAAGAGGATCGGATAAGTCAATGTTCTTTTTTAAGGAAACATCAATCATTCTGTCTTTTTCTACTGTCTTCCAGCTCTGTACTGATTCCATTTATTCCCCCTTTTAATCAATAGGAATACCCCCGTTAGTATGATTAAGGAACGATTTTCCACTTGCTGTTAAATCAGCGTTTGTTGTTATGTCTTTTCCCACATCCAAACTTCCTGAAATTGTTGTATTCCCATTAAGTTTTATGTTAGAAGCTGTTATTTCAACTTCTCCTGAATTCATTCTTATGATATTTCCACCATAAACAATGTAAAAATCATTCCCATATGGACCATTTTCACTGTCTGAAGTTATTTGACCAATAACAATTGCATTATTAATATCAAATTTTGTTTCATATTCAGGCTCAATAGGATCATTTGAATTTCTTGCAAAAAAAGTTTCATGCTGACAGAATCCGACAATAACTTTATCGCCTTTTGATAAAGGAGCGTTTACTTTACAAGATTTTCCCCAGAAAATTGGAGCTATAGGAACATCCTCAATTACTGGAACTTCATCCCTTTTTCCCATTACTTCTGGGATATCGAGTAATTGGACGTCACACATCAGTTTTGAGTTGTCTACTTTTTCTATCTTTGCAATCGCTATTGTGTTTATTGAATTTATTTTTTCATCAGTTAGTCCTTCTATTATTTCTCCTACTGTTTTTCTTCTCATTATTTTTTAACTCCATATGTATTTTTTATTCTTTCCCAGTCATTATCTTTTTTCCCTGTTTTCTTACTAACATTTTTTTTACTATTCTTAGCTTTGCCTTTTTTCTTTTTTTCTTTCTTTTCTTTTTTCTTCGAGGCATTCTTATTTTTACCGCTGGCATTTGTGACTATTTCAATGATTTTTTCATTTTCATTTTCTTCAAGTTTTGTTTTTATTTCAATTTCTGTGTATGCTTCCTGATTGAATTTCATGATATGTTTTCCTTTTATTATTAAAAATTCCCCTTGTATTTCTATTCCCTCAAATTCCTCTTTCAAGTCAATTTTTAGTTTATAACCTTCTTTAAGTCTGTGGTCTATAACACTTTTTAAGGTGTAACCATCCTGATTTGAAGTTATATCTATAAAAAGATTAGGATCAAATTCAATAATTCCCAGATTCACATCATTTGATTTCTGAAAATAGACAAGTCCATCCTTTATAAAGAATATACTTTCACAATCTTTAGCTATTGTTTTAAATATACTTTTTACATTGTTATTTAAAGTTTTTCCATTTTCATAAACTACATCTTTAGTCAATTCTATTTTTCCAACTTTTAATTTATCCAGTTTTGAAATAATTAGATGTATTATAGTACTCGCCTTGGTTCTTCTTCCTGCCTTAAGATTGATTTTGGTGTCCTTGTATTCGTCGTTATAGGTATTACATGTCACAGTAAATTTCTTATCTGTTCCCTCAAATTTTCCCTGTGTTTCCTCAATGATTCCTTTGTAGATAACTCCAATATCTTTATTTTCTTCACTATCATTTGAATATCCTATTTCGACCAATACTTCTGTTCCTCTAACTAATTTTTTTACCATATCATTAGTCAGATTTATTAGTGTAATTTTACAGATATTAGTATTTTCTGTAGTGTCAAACTCTGATTCGATTTCAAAGTCAGGGGAACTGTCTATTCCATTTTGTACTGGAAATCTTTCAAAAATTACTTTTTCTTCATTTTTTAAAGTAAAAGTAACTTTTGCATATCTGTCCCATAAAATCCAGTTTTTACTCATTTTCCACCACCATTAAATCCTGAAGTATACCAGCAGTATTTGTATCAAAGTCAACATCAAATCCGTTAGTATTTATTGGCAACGCCATAAGTTTTAATTCAGGGAAATCTCTGTATCTGCGTTTACATATCTCGAATAAGTCCTCGTATGAGTTTATTTTTTGCCCCATATGAAGTTCTTTTTCTTCATCCCTTATGTCAATATACCAACACCCTTTAATTGCATAAATATCGAGTATTACAATCTTACTTTTATCATTCTTGTTCAATAAAGTTTTGTAGGAGTTCTTTTTTTCTTTATTATATGTGATATTCAAGCTATAAAGCATGCTACACTACCCCCTGTGTCCTTGAATCATTGTTGTATTTCTCATGTAGAACTTCATTAAGTGAAATAGGATTCAATTCCCTGTTCTGAACTGTTGTATTAGGATTATATACATTGGTTGTAATTACTCCATTTTCATCTTTAGTAAATTCCAACAAATTAACTTGTTTCAATGTCAGGCTTACTTTTATTCCTGTATATGCCT